TTTATCAATTTATGTAACTATTATAATAAAATCAAAGCGAAATGTCAACGTTTATTTTTTATTATGTGGAACGTTACTTTTTTCTAAACCGTTTTTCTTAAGCAGTAAAGCTACAGTTTCTCTCTCTGTACTAATTCCTATATCAAGAATATCTAAGACTCTTATGTAACCATTTTGCTTTATTAATAAAGCAACTGATTTACCGCGAGTTAACGTTTGTAAGTTCCGTGCTTGTTTCATTTTTGATGCCTTTATTAATTTATGTAACTATTATAATAAAATCAAAGTAGAATGTCAACGTTTATTTTAGTTTATTGAAAACCGTTTTTGTAAAAATCCGACCAGATTTCACTCTTTGTTCGAGTATCAGGTTTGTTCATTGCTGATACATGCTTAAGCTGTGGTGTGCAAGACTGACACCTCGGTTGTTCATACATGCACACAGTTCGTCGACATCCAGGGCATTCTCTTTCGTCATAACGCATATCGTTGTTCCTTATTAAGTTTTAAAAGAATCTAACTCAGTTAGCTCTTCTGGTGAAATCCAATGTAGTATCTTTGTTGTATCTTTATTAGATGGAATCCACAGATTCTTGTCGCGAGACATTTTATATTTCTTATGGTCTAGTATTTTTACTATCGAACCACCATATTCATGATCAAACATTGTAGGAGGATTTCGTATTACGCATATAAGATGATCACACGACTTAATAGTTTCGAATGCTTTACCTGTATATCCAATATGGAATCTAAAACTTCTCTTCGTTACAAACCGAGTGCATGTTTTTATTTGAATTGTTTGCGGCAAGGCATCTTCAATATTTTCTGTAATTCTGGTATCCCAGGTACCATATTTATCCGGATTACTCTCAACAATAAACTTGTTCTTTTCAAAAAAACTGTTTACTAATCTTTCGCCATACTCGCCTTGAGCTTCTTCTTCAGTTATAAAAATTGACCTATCAATCATTTGATTCTATCGAGGAAAGTTGATTTATACTAAAAATTTTGTAAATATTGCGCAAGTAAGCTGTTTTCTTTTTATCAAACTCAATAAGCACACTGATTATAATATCTTGTTCAACTTCAGTTATTTTTACTGGAACGTCTTCCCAATTAGTATCAGCAGTGTTGCCGATTAACTCAAAATGACCTAGGTAAAAATCTTCTTCGTTTAATTCAACCATAATTTATTTCCTGTATTAATTTAAGAGAGTATTGTATCACGTCCTTGTGATAATTCAAATTTTATTTTAGCAAAAGAATTCATCAAGCGTGTCGCGTTTTTCAGCAGACCAACCTATTGCTTCAACAATTGCTCGAACTGGTGCAAGAAATACTTTCTCGAATTGCAGATCGTAATCTATGTACTTGTCTAAACCCAATTCTTGTGGTAACACGCCCGGGAACGATACAATATTTTCGCGTAATGGATTTGGAACTTTCAAATACAGAACTTTAACTTTATCTCCACCAATTATATGTTGATACTGTTTAGCTAAACCAGAATCATCTATCATCTTATTATATAGCAAAGCACCACGAACATGGAATGGACAACCCTTTTTGTATATTGATTTTTTATCAGAATATTTACCAATATTATCAGTACCTGACGTCTTAGCTACAGAGTGAGCAGGTAACGAATAAAACTCAGATTTGAAGTCGCTAATAAACTCTTGAACATCTTCTTCACTACCATTCATAATTACTTCGAAAGACTTTTTCATTTTATCGCGACAGACTTGAGGTGTCGAAGATCGAACAGATTCTAAACCAGTCACAGAGATTTTAGGTTTATCATAATGAACACCTTCACTGTTTAACGTATTCATGATATAACGCTTCTTAGCTATAAACACTGATTTATCTGTAATCTTTTCGCGCTTCATTACCATAGCATTACGATAGGCGCCTAAGTCTTTTGCTAAATTAACATAACCATCTTCGATTACTTTTTCAATTTTAGTACCACAAATCTTATCAAGGAACTGTTCTCCTTCATCACGAGAAATATCAGTTGTACCAAAAGCAGCTTCTATTAATGGACCAAAGTCTACATATATAGAATCCGTATCAATATAAACAATATAATCTTTGGATGTTGACTTGAGTATTTTATTCAAGTATTCATTAACTGATTTTTCAGCACAACGAATTGCCAACTGGCCTGACGTAGTAATTGCTTCAGCCATATCATTAATATAATACAAGAAGTAGATATTTGCGACAGCACCGTAAAGGCTGTTCATGGCGATCTTTATAGCCATTTGCTGGTTATGTAATTGACTGGCTTGTTTCTTAAGTTCTTTTAGTTTAACGGGATCTTTTTCTATTTCAACTAACTTTTCAACTTCAAGCATTTCTGTCTTAATAACTTTACGATTACCATAATAAGTTGCGATTATTTCAGGGATAACACCGAGTTTATTATTATCAAAACACGAGCCATTAGCACCAACTGACATATCTTTATTATTATTCTTATATTCACGGTTTAAAACCATTTCTTGAGTAACATATTCGTGTTCGTGTGGAAGATATGTTTCTGGTGACATGTTAAATTGCATCATCAAATGCGGATACAGACTGTTTAAATCGAATGATACAATCCACGGATGCATCCCAACTTTGGGATCTTTAACAAAACCACCAACAAGATTAGAGCGAATTCCAGGGCTACCTTTAACTGGAGGTACAATCTTATCTTTAATAAGTTTGCGGTAAATTGTACTTTCCCATATACCAACAGTACCAAATGCATCATTATAGTTTACACCACCTGAATAAGCAACAGTCATAACTAATGATAGTAAACCAGTTTCTTCTTCGAATCTTTGAATAAGTCGAGTATCTTGTAAGTTATAATCTAAATATAACTGTGGATTTTGTTCATACAAATCAGTAAGAGTACCATAAGCAGAATAATCTAATTTCTTTTCACCAAGTATGACGTGAGCAATATGATCAAGTTTAAATGATTCCTGAGGACCATACTTATAACCAAACTTTTTAAACGCATCCATGTAATCAATTATTGATATACCAGATATTGAATAAGTTGATTGTTCTTTACCAAAGAATTCGCGAGATGTCTTTTTTATTGATCTCCAAGGAGAGAAGTCACGGGCTTTTTCTTCACCAAACAGTCGCATCACTCGAGTTACAATATACATAATATCGAAGTATTCAACATTCCAACCGGTAACTACATCAGGATAATCAGCTTTCCATAAGTCGATAAAACGAGATAACATTGCTACTTCACTTTCGAATTTAACAAAGACAATATCAGCTGGATCAATACCGGTTATAGTCTTAGTTTTATCGAAGTCTTTACGACCTAACAGAAAATATTTGTTAGACTTAGAAGACTTGTATGATATAGAAGTTATTTCTTTATCAGCTTCTTCAATATTTGGATAGCCATCTGATATATCAACTTCAATATCGAATGAGCATATGTTAACTAGTGAAATATCAAAAGTAATATCGTCAGGATATTCTTCTTGAATAAACTGAGATACATAGTTAGTGTTACCGTATATTTTGAAGTTACTCACTTCCTTATAAAGTGCAATAAATTCTTTAGCGTCTCCCATTGAATCAAACTTTTGTGGATTCAATCGCTTATCGCTATATAGTGATTTGTAATCTCCTTCTGATTTCTTAGTGTGTAAATAAAGTGTTGGACCAAATGGAACACGCTCTGAAAAACGTTCGCCATCTTTGTATCCGCGCCACAGCATATTATTGCCATATCTTTCAACTGATGTATAAAAATTATTACTCATTATATGCCTTTTTCATTATATTGTTTGCTATTATATACAATCTAACTACAAATGTCAACTATTTTATAATACAACATCACTAAAATTTTTAATTTTTTGGAATTTAATATGAGCAGCAAATTTTTCAGCAAACTGATCACCTCGATGCGATATCACAAATATGTTATCATCGCTGTTCACACTATGTAATGTCTCTATTAGATTTTCAATACCAACACCATCTAAAGCACCGTCTAGTGTTTCATCAAGAATCAACAAATTAGTAGATACAGAATTTCTTAATTTTGCAACTGATCTCCAAGATAACATTATAGCTAAAGTGATGCGAAGTTTCTCACCTTCAGAAAAAGAAGCATAAGAGAATTTATCACGGAATCTTGATTTTATTATTTCGTTAAAGTTCTCGTCTAATTGGAAGTCTACGAATAAATCAAACTCAGCAAGATACTTATTAATCAATTTATTCATGACAGGAATATACTGACTAATAATGCGAGCCTTAATGCCGCCATCTTTTAATATAGTACTCACAACGCCAAGTGTATTTTTAGCTTCAAGTAGTGAGTTATGTTCGCACTGTATACTAGATAAATGATCTTTAAGTTCAATAATACTGTTACTATCAACTTCTTTCATCTCTTTTTCAGCTGAATCTAAATCTTTCTTATAACTAGCGAGAGCATTCTTCCCTATTTTTATTTCTGAGCGACACTCCATTATTTCGACGTTGTTGCTTTTAATTAAATTTTCAATCGCAAGAATTTCTTCTAATCGATCTTCAAATTGTCTAATCTTAACATCAATATCAATTAGCGCTTGCTGTATTTCGTCTCTCTTCTTATTCTTTTCTTGAATAACATCAACTTTAAAATCGTGATCAATTCCCTGCTTGCATACAGGACAGTTATCGTTTTCATGATAAAAACTAAGATCTCTTGTAAAATTAAGGCTAACTTTTTCAAGGTCGCGTCGTATATTTCTGGCTTTATCAAATTTAGATTTGGCGTTCTTCTTATCTTCTATTTGAGAAGCGTATCCGTTAAACACTTGTTCAAAACCATCTATTTTTACATCACAATCTTTTATATGATCCAAATGACTACGCATTTTAGATCGTATTTTTTCGACTTCAGTTTTGCGTATTTTTTGAATTGATTTGTTGTGTTCTTTCGCTGATGTTATTTTATTTTCAGTTAAATCAAGTTGATATGCATTTTCGCTAATATCTAATTTGTTCTGACTGATGCGATCTTTAGCTAACACATTCATAGTACTAAAAACTTGTATATCTAACAAATCTTCAATGATATCACGTCGCTGTGACGGAGACAATTCCATGAAGGGAACATATGTTGCACTACCTAATACAACTATTTGATTAAATGATTTGTAATTAATACCCAGAATGTTTTGCTCTAGATACGATTGATAATCGCGCGAAGCTGCATCTTGGTCGATCAGTTTACCGTTCTTAAAAATTTCAAATATTCCAGGTTTCATCCCACGTCTAATTAAATACTCTGCACCGGTTGCATTAAACTCAACTTCAACTAACATATCTTTGTCGTTGATTGAATTTATTAATTGAGCTTTGTTGACTTTTCTAAAAGCCTTTCCATATAGACCAAATACAATCGCGTCTAATATAGTACTTTTACCACTACCATTGGCTCCACTAATTAGTGTCGAGTTACGACGATCTAAATCAATATGAGTAAAGACGTTTCCTGTTGATAATAAATTTTTATATCTAACTTTCTTAAAATGTATCCTCATGGTAAATTTATTGCCTCTAAATATAGCTCGTCCATAATAGACTTAACGGTACCTGTATCAACTGAAGTTTTAATAGAATCTATATAGTTGTGTAATATTTCTTTAGTATCTTTAGATTCATCAAGAATTTCATTAACACCGGTAGATTCAAAGTTTAAAGAATCATCAATAGATTTTACGTCAGCAGCTCCAGCTTCAGTTAATCTGTTCATAAACATATCATACAAGTATGCGTTTGTTCTATGCTTAACAATTACTTTAATAAAACAATTTTTTAACGGTGCTAAATCTAGGCTAGCAACATCATCAATATTCATGTCTCTATCGTCATAATCTATTTTATGGAATATGCGATTTGGATTTTCTACTTTAACCATAGAGCGACTTTCTGTATCAAATACATGAAATCCACGACTACATTCATAATCAGACCAATTCATCTCATAAGGTGCACCTAAGTACTCAATATTTCTATATCGCGATGGATGATGGAAATGACCAGAAAATACGTTCTCAAAATTCTTAAATACTTTCATATCTAAACCATGAACACATAACGAACCTTTCATCATTTCAAAGCCTTTCAATTCTAGATGACCCATAACTATATTAGCATCTGTATTTTCTATGCTAGTCATAACCTGTTCGAAATTTGTTTTTGTAATCCACGGTAACATTAAGAATTTAGTTGAACCTAAAACTAATTCAGTTGCTGCAGATTCATACATATTAAAATTAGGATATTCTCGCAATAGAAGATCCATCGAATTGACTTCGTTTGTGTTAGTATAGAATGTAGTATGATTACCAACAAGCGTGTGAAATTCTATTCCACGTTTAGCTAATTGACCAAAGAAGAAATCCTTAGAGCGCTTTAAACTTAAATAATTGATATACTTTCTTCTATCAAATGTGTCACCAAGATCAAATACGACTTTAATATCATTTGCGTCTATATACGGAAAGAACTGCTCCATAAAGAATTGTTCTTGGTGATCAAGGAATACTTTACTGTCCCCTCTTGCACCGATATGTATATCAGTAACAATAGCTATTTTCATTGTTTACCTCATTTATCTTGAATTTCATATGCTATTATATAACAGTCAGTGACAAATGTCAACGTTATATAATAATTTGTTTATTAAACTACTTGAACTTTTTTTGAATATAACTTCTGTTCAAAATCATTAACAAATTCGCTGATATATTCTGGTGGTTCGTTAAGTGTGACCTTAGCATCGCCAGCATCAATCATAGCTAATTCAGACATCATATGCTGAGATGATTTAAAGCGGATATACATTTGCTTTTTCTCTTTTTGGATACGGCGTAGGAACGCAAACCAGATAATTTGCGTAAAGTACGCGAAAGGATTTTCCGATTTCTCTGAATTAAAGTTACACATATATTGTAAACAGTTCTCAACACCGTCAGATACCATATCTTCTTTATATGTGTAACCAGAGAAATTCGGTTTTGTTGCAAGTCGGGTAGCTATCAGCAATATGCATTTGCCAATATAATCTGGAACCCTTGGTTTAGGATCACTACACTCTTCTGCTTCTTTCACTTTATTGTTATATTCAACAAGAGCTGCGAATAGATCTTTGTTATTTACATAATTTTTCTTTTTAGCCATTATATTTAAACCTACAGTTAATAATTTTAATAGCATACATTGTACCACAGTTATTATTAAATGTCAACGTTTATTATATTTTAATTTATCTGAAATAGTTGTTGACATTTAATAATAACTGTGGTATAATAGATGTATCATCGTTAGTAATAATACTAAAAGGCTTTAAATATCTATATTGTATATCTTTAATTCAAATTCTTCTTGACTATACATTTCAACTCTCTTCCTAAAATGTCTTAAAGTATAATTCTCTGAACTTTCTGTTCCAAGATTATCAGCAATATCGTATAGAGTTGCTTTGTCCGACCCGTTGCCTTTCCTGAGTGATCGACCAACAGATTGTAATACTTTAATCTCAGATTTAGAACCGGACGCAAATATAACATTATCAAGTCTGCGCAAGTTCACGCCAGTTGAGAATGTGCCGTATGAAGCAAGAATATTATGTTTCTTTTCAGGATCATTTTCAACTAAGTGCCTGATACGTTCACGTTCTTCACCACTCACACTACCATGAATAAAATGTAATACACGGCCTTCTTTCTGTAAAATTGGCTCTAATACTTTGCCATGCTTCTCGACTAAATCAAATAATATTAAATTGTTCTGACCTTCCAATGACCATAATAAGTTACGAATAAAGATATTACGTTTAGTATGATTATTTATGAATTCGCGTTCTGCCGGATATTTACGAGTTGGCTCTTTAATAGTTTTAAGAGCTGTTCTAAACTTTTTCTTTTCTTCCTTTGAATATTCAAGTACAATACCTTTGATTTTAAAGTCAGCAACCGTGCCATCGTCAATTAGATTCTTAGTAGTCACATATTTACGAGTAGATCCAAATGAACCTTCTAATACAAGCCTATTAGTTTTAGACTCAGAAGATTTAAGCGTACCAGTGAATCCATGTCTATAACGACAATCAGTCATTTTTTCCATAATCGTAGTCAAAGCTTTTGCTTGGAATAAATGGGCTTCATCGCCAAGTACAACACCAAACTGACTAAACCACTCTTTTGGCATTTTTTGTAATGATTGCCAAGTACTGATAACGATTGGAGCTCGAGTATTTTTCTCGACACCACCTTTAATTGTATAAATCAATTCAGACTTACAACCATAATCAACAAAATCACCCGCCATCTGGAATACTAACGAGACAGTCGGCACAATAATGAGTGTTCGTAATTGCTCAGTTTGGTAGTAATGTTGTTGCAATAGATATATAATTAATGATTTACCAGATGAAGTTGGAGATACGTTAAGCGAACGTCTATCTCTTATTGCATTAACAATATATTTGTTTTGATAATCTCTTGGTTGAAATTTAGACTTGACTAGTTTAGCAATATCATATCCATAATCATCCGCGCATCTATCTTTATCTTGTAATTCAGACGGCAAATTAAGTTCGTATTCTCGAACCTCACAGAACTTTTTGAGATGGTTTAACAGTCCAACTAGAAGTAATGGCTTAAATGGAGAGTACATTCGTATAACACCATCCCACATCCGGGATTTGTATTTTGGTGAGAATTGATAGCCTTCTGGTTTGAAGGAGAAATAGTCAGAAAGTTCTTGCCGTACAGATGGATCAGCAGTCACTTTCATATTAACTTCATTTATATATTCGACATTAATTATGTCAGCCATGATATACCCAATATTATTTGTTATTGAATATATTTATAAAAATTAATCGAAGTCGTATATGGCTATTGGGTACGGGTTTTTGTCACACTCCCATTCACCATTTCCACGATATGTGAAGACAAATCTATCACCACACCAGAACCTTGTTACTGTTTCACCTATTGTTCGTTTCATAATATAATTCCTAAATTAATTATCACTAGTAATTCCTAATAAAATATCAACAGCTTTAAATTCAGACTCATTGCAACGATCATTAAGTAGTTTAATCTTAGCATTAAGTTCTTCATTTGCATTATCTAGATCATATTTAAGTTCATCGATTAAATCGTGAAGTCTTTTTATTTCGCGTCTTTGCTCAATTGCGTTGCTGATGTCATCTAATAGTCTAAGATTAGGAATTGTATTAACGTAGTCCCATTCGTCATCTTCGAGTAGCATATATCCATTTGAAGTATACATGTAATATAAGTTATCATCGCCAACGTGAGTAGGACGCGTAATATGTTGGCTTAACTCTGTGTTTTTGTTATCCATTGCCTTTCTCCATAACATGTTGATACAAGAGTTTAAGATCACATAAATCGTTTATATCTTCAATATCGTAACCCCATACAAGCGAGAAGTCTTCGATAAATTCTTCAAATGTTAACTCTGAATTGACTAGAGCATGCGGAACGATATCGCTTTTTGTGCAAAAATATCGATGTCTCTTAACTTTTACAGTAGCGTATGAAACAACTGTTTGACAGAATACGCTATCGTCAATAAATAATTGATTTATATTCTCGGTAACTTTCATAATTTAATTCCTTTATCAATTTATTAGACTATTATAATCAAATCAAAATGTTAACTATTCAATATAGCGAACATCATCTGAATCTACTACTAATATTTGCGGTACCAGGCCAGCAACATTAGTGTTAATTTTCCACAAACCATCGCTCTTAAGTGTATTTTTGTCAAGAATTGCAAAGAATGATTCGCTATTCTCAGTATTACTACAATTTAACACTAATTGATTATGTGTTACTGCAGTAATAGTAATAAAGACATAATCATCGTAAATGTATCCGTGAAATTCATCGCCTATTACAATTGGTACATCGAGATAATTACTAGTACTAACTTCTTTTTGGTATACAAATTTTGTTTTATTAATTTGACTAAAATAAACTGGTGTGTTATTTTTGCAGACTTCTATAGAAATACTATCTAATTTAATTCTGTCTTGACCACATCTTCTAAATTCTTCATTGTCTTTAATAACACTCACATTATAACCCCAACCAACTTCCTGTATGACTAATGTACCATCTTGATTACTTAGAACTCTCCAGTCGATGGTTTGTGATTTTCTTGTAGTTTTTACTAAGGAATTTACTTTTAGATCAATTTCCTTAGTTTTAATTACATCAACTTTAGTATTTCGTACGAACATAATTTATTGCCTTTATCAATTTATGTAACTATAATAAAATAATGACAGCGAAATGTCAACTATTATTTTTTATTTCGCTGTACTTTTAATTCGTCTCTCAAAATGTCAACGCCTTGAATTTCATGAGCTGATGCTGGTCCGTCAACACCAGTCATGCATGCTACTAAACTGCATCTATGCTTATCTAGTTTATTTTTAAGATTGTCGATTTTCTTATCTTTTGCGTTTAATAAATTGCACAAGTCACTTAATTCAATTTCAACATCACCTAACATTATTCTGCTTTTTGATTCCATATCAGAATAACAAAACTTGTATACACATTCATATTTCATAATATAATTACTTTATAAGGTTATACTGCTTCTGTGTAACGTATATCAGATGAATCTAAGTGTAATGTGTTACCATTTTCAAGGAAGATTTTCCAATCGCCGTCAGAGATAATAGAATCTTTGTCAAGAACTGCAAAGAATGATTTATCAGTATCATTATCGTGATAATTTAGTACTAATTGTTCATCTGAAACTGCACTAATAGTAACTGCAACATGATTTTCGTCATTATCGTCATTAAGGTACCCACTTAATTCGTCACCTGTTGTAATTCGGGCATCTTGGCGTACGTGAGTAATAACTTCTTTTTGGTATACAAATCTTGATTTAGAATAATCGCAACTAAAACAGATAGGAGTTGTATTTTGATCTATCTTTATAAAAATATCTAGAATTTCAGTTTTATCTGTACCACATTCCATATAATTATTATGGTCTTGTATGACATTAACATTACTTAGACATTTAACTTCTTGAACAACTAACACACCACCATCATTACTCAGAACATGATAGTCAGCTTGCCTTTTATTAGAATTAATTGTAACTACAGTGTTAGACTTTAAAACAATTTCCTTAGTTTCAACTTTAGGAACTGCAACATTTCGTACAAACATAATTTATTACCTTTATCAATTTATGAGAATATTACAACACATTCAAAGCTAAATGTCAACGATTAATATTCCCCAGCCTGAAATTTCATCACATCTATAATCGACTTAATTATAAAATTGCGAGAGTGTATGGTTTTAATAATATCCTCTAGATAATTAGCTCGAGCGGAATAATAGTCAACTTTTAAACTTTTTGCTATGATATCTTTATCAGCTTGGATGTGCTTGTCGACATCGTTGCGTAAAACTTTGAGTTGGAATGGCTTCCAACTCATTTCATTTAAGGTCTCTTCAGCCATCGAACCATCATAGTATGATCGCTTCAGGTGTTCTAAAGTTCTATATTCAGCTTTGTGTTTTTTGACCCGTAGTACTTCATTGAAGTACATGTTATAATATTTACTATGAAGCTTAGGTATATTTTTAGATTCACTAATCAGATTGTTTTCGTCAATAGTTGAATCTTTTGCCCATATCTCGCTTAGATCATCAATACTCATTATGTATCCTTTATCAATTTATGCGACTATCATATCACAATCATTATGAAATGTCAACAATTATATTTTTTCTATTTTAAAATAATTATACTTGAAAGTTGCAGTTGCTTCTGGATATTCGATTGTTGTTGCAGTAACGTCTAGTTGAATATCAGATAAACTTATTGGAAAACAGTCAACGAAAGTAATTCTTAAGTGTGGGTTTTTGTGACTATTCGTAATAAGGATAATTATGTCAGCTTTTTCAGTAAGTCCGTTTGGAAATTTACCATATTGAGAGCTTTCTTGTGGAGCACTTATTCCTATAAGCCAATTTGTTATTTCTAAATAATTGTCCATAGTCTCATTAACTATAAACGATAAAATTAGATCATCATATTCTAATCTATCACCAACATTAAAAATATTACCAAGCGGAGAGCCAGTATTGATATTACCAGATGATATAGAAGGAATGTTTATTTTTTGAGTATTAAATTCAACATTAGGCAAACGATCAATCGATATAGAAAAACTCGCCGTTGATAAATAATTAGTATCCATTTGTTTAACCTATAAAATATTAATGAAAGTAATACTCTTATTTATACAAGCTTCCAAGGAGTTCAAAATGTCAGATTTAGTACACAACATAATAGATGATATCGAGTCAGAAATAAGCGAGATACAAATTATGTATCTCGATGGTTCTATATCTCTTGCTGAGCTTAACGATATGTGTGATTACCATACAGATTTAGAAAAGATTAATTTTAAGTTAGAAACGCGGAGTGATAAGGAATTGGCGGAGAAATTAATCACCGCCATACTTGAAGTTTACAATTTATAGTTTATCAATATCTGTTGTGAATTGGTTACTAGGTGTTGTTGTTTTCCAGAATTTTAGTTCAGCTTGAGCTTCTTTAATTTCTTTTGCTAGGCTTTTAACCATTTCGTCTGTTAAGCTCATAATGTTAATACGAAGCAAACGTTCAGAATCATCGTTACAAAGCGGAATTAAAGCATTAATCATTTGGTCTACAACTTGAGCTTTTTTCTTATTCTTAAATACGATATTATCGTCTAATACAGCTTGGATAAAATTCATTTTGACATTTAACCATCTGGCTTTTTCTGATATGTCACTAATTTGTATATCGATACGTTTTTGTAAGATACCCAACCTAAAATCACAGAAGTCTTTAATAAGCTGTCGCGCATCATCGTATTCGCGCAACTTACCATTGTAGTCGATTACAGTCAAGTTTTCAGATATTGATTTAGTAAGTTTAAACTTTTGTAATATTTTCGCATCGTTCCAGCTTGACGCTGTATTTAGTTTTAATTTAACTTCAAAGCAAAAACCAGTCTTGTCGCATAAATCATCATAACCAACAATATCTCCATCATCTTCCAGTTTGTCTAATACTTTAACATAAGACTCACGATCGAATCCATATGGTACTTCAGTAATAGCCAGTTGTGTTTTACTCTTCCTATTATAAAGACCACACACATTATATTTGTTAGGTTCGTCGCCATTAACGACGGTGCCTTTAAAGTCTGGAAATTTAATTTTAGGTTGTCTTGTGATTTTACCCTTTGTTAAATATTCTCTACATGCTTTAATAACACTATTAGGATCGCGGGGCACGACGTTTGTAGCGAAACCAGTTGCGATACCTTTGGTGCCATTCACGAGAACTAACGGAATAACTGGTAAATAGAATGACGGCGGTTCATGCTCAGGATCGTCGTGAACCGGAGCTAAATTGATGTCTTTAATATATTTGTTGAAATTATCGTGCAACTTGGTGTAAACATATCTTGGAGCACCAGCTTCTTGTATTAAGCGAGTACCAAATGAACCACGACCTTCGATTAAACAAAGATTGTTATTCCACTCAGCTGCCATTAACACACCTGCACCTGCAGCAGAGGATTCTCCGTGGTTATAACCATAATCTGATATGATACCTGAAACAGCTGATACTTTCTTGAACGTAGATTTCGAATTCATAATAGATGAATATAGATAAAACCGCTGTACAGGTTTCATACCATCTATCATATTTGGAATAGCTCGTGACTCTACAGTATACATCGCGAATGATTTCCATTCGTTAGCAGCAACTTTAGAAATTGGATACATATTGTCATTCGATACTACAGTATTATCGTCATTTGTAAAACTTGTTAAATCAACCATAATCTACCTTATTTAATTTATGATACTATTATATCGCATTCATTATGAAATGTCAACGTTTATTTTTGAATTATATAATGATGCAGCATAATCATCAAGCTGCTCAAATTTGATAATGTCTTCTTCATAAGCAAGCTGAGATTTAGCTAAACATTCGTCCCACAGTTTCCAATCGAGATTGTTTGTATCTTTATCAATTCGTTTAACCATAATATTATTCCTTACTGTAAATGTGTTGGATAAAATTCCCACTCTTGTCCGTCTGAGTCCTTTCTTTTCCACCCTACATGAATACCCTTACTATCAAAAATAGGTTTGCAATCTGGTGGAGCCATTTGCTTTAACTCGTATGGTCTAGTCATAGTATTATTCCTCGAACATAAACTCTTTACGTAATCCAGCATCTTTACCAAACATCATTTCAAAATATTTAGCATCATCAACAGTGACAGTATCGTATACAGGTTTGTTAATAATGGTATCATACTCTTGTTCGTTAAGACTTCCCAAGCCTTTGATATACCTATGATACCAACTCTTAGATTCTGTTTTGAAATCATTTGCTTCCTCGTATGTATAGAACCACTTGACTTCGTTTTTAATTGTTGAAATCATAATCGGTGTTCTTGTAATTTTAACTCTATGTTCAGTTAAAAGTCTTGGCCAGAATTTGTAGAAGAATGTAATAAGAAGTGGGCAAATATGTCCAATTCCATCATGATCGGCGTCTGTTAGTATTGCAATATTTTTGTATGTCATATTGACAACACTATTTGGATCGTTTATATCAAGACCTAGTATAGCTGTTAATTCGCTAAGTTCTTTATTCTTTAATACGTCAGCAGGTTTCATATCCCAAGTATTCATGATAACACCACGAAGAGGATAAGCACCGACTTTGTTTGCATCGCGTACTTTAAGTAAGAAACCCATTGCAGAATCGCCTTCTACAATCTTTAAAGTTGCATCAGATCTGTTTGCAGATATGTGTTTTGCAACTTTAATTTTCTTTAATTTCTTTTGAGCCATCGTTGCAGCTCGTCTATCAGCAGCTATTTTTTTAGCTAATTGAGCTTCAATTATAGGATCGATAATTTCTGGAGTATCCATGATTTTACGAGCATAATAAGCATGATCTTTAGCACTAGTAGTAGCAAAATGATTTCTTACATCAGACATAGAATTAGTTAGACGTTCTTTTGTTTGGCTGTCAAATTTTGGATTTGTAAAGTTACGAGCAAATAATACGAAAGTTATTCCAGCTTTAATAGTGGTTTTAACGACTTCTATTTTATGTTTTCTTTTGACTAATTTGACTAGCTCATCAACAACACCGTTCATCACATAATCTATGTATGTTCCGCCTTGTCTAGTATTCACTCCGTTTATATAACTTGTTGTCCGGAAACCATCTTCAGAAGGACCAAAGAAAAACGATAAATTATCATCTTTCTCAACAATATTATTATTACTAAACATTTCAGAATATTTCTTAAGGTTACTAACTTTAATTCGTTTCTTATTGAATGAAAAAGCAATCTCAGGAAACGCCATTTGTAATCCAATTAATCGGTCTTCGATTAACTCAACAGTATCTAAGTCTTGTAAGTTGTCGACTTCAAACAAGCTAAAGTCTGCAGTAAAAGCAACTTCAGTTCCATTGCCTTCTTTTTGATATTCGCTGACTTTAAGTTCTTCACCACCATCTTTACAATCAACTTCGATCATTTTTCCATTTGACCAAGTTCTTCCTAAAAATTTAGATGAAAGGAAATTAGTTGCAGAGGAACCAACTCCGTTGGTTCCTATAGTGACTCGATTGTCATCGAAACTTGTACCTGCATTGACTTTTGTCCAAGCAGCAACAGGTCTATAGATGTTAGCTCCCGTGACCTCGTCATATATCTCGTCTTGCGGTATACCTCTACCGTTATCAGAAACAGTTACAGAATCACCATCAACAGAAACATTAATTTTGTTTCCATATTTGAAGTTTGTTCTAATTGCCTCATCAATTGAATTATCAAGAATTTCATCAACCATTTTAGATAAAGCAGGAACATACAAAGTTTTTTTCCAAGTACCTAGAACAAATCTTTCGACTTCTTCTTTAGAACTCGAACCCATATACATACCGATACGAGCACGAATGTGCTGCCGCGGTGTTAAAATCTTAAATTCTTCACTCATCATTTATCCTTTATCAGTTTATGTAACTATTATATCATAGCGAGAACGAAATGTTAACGTTTATTTAAATATAATTTGTTATTAATCTTTTGACTGACATCTTATTATTTCAAATATATATTTATCGTCAGTTTCGTGATGTCCACCTGTGCTTCCTACCATTTCAATCGGCCCAGATGTACTATTATAAATTCTAAATTCTGACCCAACTTGCGATGCGCTAAATTCATATTGTGGATATATTCCAGTACATTTAATATATTTACCCTAACACCTTTCATTTTTGGATTTATAATATAGTGTTTTTTCTCACTGAGATTATATTCTCTACAAAATACTTTTTGATAGTTAGTTATAATCTCGTTAAATGTACCTATAAATCCTACAGAACTTGGTTGCTTTATCATTTTACTTCTCATTTTAAATAAAAATATTACATATCCAACATTTTCTCAACTTGTTCAATAGTTTTGTTTAGACTTTCTTCATCATTAGTATCAATATAAACCATTGCACCAGATTTGCGTTTCATTACTCTAATTTTAATTCCTGTTTTTGCATTGTGTAATTTTTTCTTGATTTCAGCACCCATCTCATCACTTGTTGTAATTATAGCTCTTGTATCAGATTTAATATCTACTATTGGTTTAGGTTGTTTAGGAGCAAACGCAGCTGCGTTTGCTTTAGTCCATTTTTCTATTTGTGCTGCCAAATCAGCAAGTGTATTATCTTTACGTATAGTACCCATTGTTGAGTCAGTTTTACTGTTAACAAAGTCTGCATCATCTATATACGAAGTTTTCATTGCTTTTTTAGCATCATCACTTAATATTTTAATAAGTGCTTTTTTGATTTGTCTAGGATCAAATTGCAATGTTTGCCGTTGAACGTCTGGGTCAAGGCGACTTCTATCCATTTTTATTAAAACTGAGTTTGGTTTAATTGATTCGTTTATGTAACTTTTAAATGATTTCATGTTTATTCCTTTTTATGAGTTTATTATAAACTCGTTTAAATTAAATGTCAATATTAAAAATATTTATTTACATCGTTATTAAATTGTGTTATAATAAGTTTATCGGTTATTATTTATAACAATTATTTATTGACATTTAGTTAAAATATGTTATTATAGTATTATCAAATAAGTTAAGGAAATAAATTATGAAAGTGCTTGATCTTAAAATAGATAGTTTGTATAAATTTAAATATGATGAAAATATATTTAGATATGTTGGTTATAACTTGAGTGGTAATGGTGTCTGGCATCAGTTTACAAAAGATGTCAATCACGATGTTTGTGTTGAATTGTTAGATTCTGATATTGAGCTTATTGAACCATATTACGATAGTGTTTCAATTGGTACTAGAACTAGTACAAGAGAATATTTCGTATTCAAAAATGATCAGCAACATATGAAAAAAGAAAATCAAAACTTTGATACTTATATAAGCATGCATAAACCAAAGTGGCCTGTTCCTCGAAAAAATAAAAAAGCTCGATTTGCTAAAGGTTAAATTTAAAATTTTACTAACTGGGATTAAATAAATGAATTATAAATTGGGATCTACTGTTCAAACAGGAGAAAAAATAAAAACATCTAAAGGATGGAGAAAAATCATAAGTGTGTTAGAGACGGGTGTAACTATTAAAGGTGATTTTATCTCATTTGGCGAAACTATATATGGATGGAAAGCAAAGCATATTGCTTCTAAGAAATAGCATTATCTATTAATTTACCATTTTTCTTTGTCAGCCCAATATGCGCCAGACATTTTACCTTTTTTTATATTCTTAGCGTGTCTGGCTTTGAATGATTTACGCTTTGCTTTCATATTATCAGATTCACCTTTTTTAGGTTCTCCTGCAGTTGAAGAACCTTGCTCACCAAAGCGTATTGTTTTGATTTTATCGCCTTCTTTGGCTACAACAATATGACTCTTGGTTGGATGACTTGGTGTTTTCTTTGGTTTATTATAACCTTTTACTCCAGCCCTTTTTAATCGAGAATCATTTTCTTCAGTGATGCATTCTGTAATAAATGCAGCGAAAGTTTTCATTTGTATTCCTTTGTATGTAATATTATATGTTCTTATTATACAGCTATCTTATTTATAATAGTTAATATGTGTGATCTTTAAACACACTCATCGAAGCTTATAAATGTTAATAAAGTCTTATATGATTAAAATAAACGTTGACATTAACATTCAACTGTTGTATAATGGATATATAATCGATAATAATACTATATGTTTAAACGATGCAAGTAGGTACTTGATATAATTAAAATAAACGTTGACATTTATTTTTATTGTGTTATAATAGTCTCGTAAATTTATTAGGAATTAACTCATGCTTATTTTAAGTAAAACCCACGATTATTATGATTGCGTGTCGCAACACGGTATCGACAAAACTATTATCTATAAGAGAAAAGATTCTGAAATAGAATTTAACTCAAATGAATTAAATTTTAAAATACATGATGTTTATCGAGATAGATGTTCTAGTGTATTAACTGTACGTTTATATTATATCTATTTTTGTGGTAAATTTTACCCAGGAGCTAAAATATCATGGTCACGCGACAGTCCATCTTTAGCAAATAATTATAATATGAAAGATCCAGTTTATCATTGCTATTCAATGTATGAATACTTAGCTATCGTTGATCTATATAATAATACACATAATTATAATCAGTTTAAGATCTTAAAAGATTCAAAAAGAACTGCATATGTTAGCGCGCTTCGTTCACATAAAAAAATGAATTCATTCTTTTCTGATGAAGTAAAAATATCGCATGATTTGATTCATAAAATTGGAACTCCAGTTGGCATGGTTGGTATGCGCATACCACGCCCTTTAAATAGTAATATTAAGTCAAATAACATTATTTTTTATAAAGACATAAATCTAAAGCAATTTGAGTTTTTTAGAGTTAAAGACACTTATATTGCGTTTAGTGAAATTGCTCAATTTATATCTGGTGTGCTTGGTGGTAACAGTCCACCTCTTATTGAAATAGAAGATAAACACAGAATCACTGGTCGCGGTTTTGACAATATGAGTTTTCGAAAACGCAAAGTAATATAAAAAAATTATTGACACCCATTTTTTATTATATTACAGTAGTCTTGTAAATTAATAAAACAACTTGAATTAGGAAATACACAATGTTTAATTTTACACTAGGTAACGACAAGTTTTTAATAGAAATTAATTACATTTCAGGTATACAGAAGCGCTTTTGGGTATACAGTTTTAATATGAGTAATGGAAATGTAAATAATTGCAACTATGTCTCTGACTTAAACAGACCAATAGATATTTTTGCTGGTGATAAATACGAAAATAAAATAGAATCAATATATCAAATTGGTTATAAACGCGGCCTATTAAGTTTTTTAAAAGGGAAAAATAAATGAGTAATGATTTAGTAAAAGACATTAGTGAAATGCACCAAAAGTTTGGTGTAAACGACTGGTTTGAAAAGAATAAACACGACAAAGTATTAATGAAAGAATTCCTTAGATTCCGTATTAACATGTGTCTTGAAGAATTGCTTGAAACAGCAACTGCAGCCAACTTAGTGCTACATACTGATATTCAAGAAGGTCTAGTGTTTAAAGAATCTCAAAACAACGATTTGTGTATTGATTCTGAAGAAGTAGTAGATGGCTTAATCGATCTTTCTGTGTTCGCTATTGGTACATTAGACGTGTTTAATGCTGATGCAAACAAAGCTTGGGATGCTGTATACGATGCGAATATGGTTAAAGAATCTGGTGTTAAACCTGGTCGCCCAAATAAATGGGGTCTTCCTGATATGATAAAACCGAAAATGGAAACACATGGCTACGACTGGGTAGCTCCATCTCATGAAGGTAATCACGGAGATTTTAAATGAGAAAGGAAATTATAGAAACACTAAAATCTCATGCTATTGGCCATATCAATAAACATAAGATGAACGTCGAGATTTACCTCGCAAACCCAGTTGGTATCGGTGAGCATTCAGACGTCATTGAAACTATTGAACTAGAACTTAAACAAATTGCAGAGTATCAAGATCAACTCGAAGTTTTAGAAAAATACTTTAGTTAAAAATAACAATTGACATTCCTTTTATTTTAATATATAATAGTTGTATATTAATTTAGAAGGTTTTCTAGTACAGGAGTTTAAATGAAATACGATAACGGTAAAACAGATTTATCATTGATACCACCAGAAGTCTTAGTTGACATTGCGTGTGTATTAGGCTTTGGTGCAAAGAAATATGGTAGGGATAATCACCGCTTTGATGCTGGAGAAACTGAATGGAGTAGAGTATATGCTTCAGCCCAACGCCACTTGCATGATTTTTGGTCAGGTGAAGATTTTGACCCAGAATCTGGTCAGAAACATATAACACACGCAATTACCCAATTGATTATTCTTGCAACTGCAATTAACGATGGCCATACGAATATGGATGACCGGTTTTTTACAAAATTAAAACAGTTAAGCACTACAGAAAAACCAAAACCCGACAGTCTCTTAGATACTAAAGCAACTAAACATGCACCCTATGTATATTTAAAGTCTCGGGAGATTATTGAATAATGATAGTTGAAGATATACGTAAATACTTTAAAGAAGAACTTGCTGCAGAACGTTTCACTATTGATAAAACTGGTGCTAAAACGATCGAGTTGTTAGGTGCTAGCTTTATTGCTGATGAACCTGCTATTTTTGGTATTCCTAATCAAGAATATATTGATGCTGAAATAAAATGGTACAATAGTTGTTCTACTAATATTAATACATTAGAAAAAATTTATGGTAAGAAACCAGCTGCGTGGGCTTACTCAGCAAATTCTTATGGCGAAATCAATTCGAATTATGGTCATCTTTTGTTTGAACCAAAGTACTATAATCAATTTGAAAATGCTGTAAAAGAACTAATCAATAACCCTGATAGTAGACGTGCTCAACTAACATACACTAGACCTTCTGTATGGGTTGATTTTAACGAAAGCGGCAAAAACGATTTCATATGTACTTTAGGTCAACTGTTTTATATACGTGATAATAAATTACATATGGTAAGCATGATGCGAAGCAACGACTCTTGGGCTGGTTATCGCAATGATTATGCTTGGGCTAAATATCTTATGGAACTCGCTGTTAACGAATACAATGTTGGATGTGAAAATACTCCTATTGCTATTGGTAATCTGTATTGGCAAGTAGCCAATATGCACATATATGAAAGAAATTTCTATTTAGTTGATTATTATTCAAAAACAGGTAAATTTCATATTTCTAAACCCGACTATGCTGCAAAATATCCGAATAGTCAATATAATTAACTGTTGACATTTCGGTTTAAGCTTGTTATAATAGTTACATAAATTTATTAGGAAATATATTATGTGTGATAAGTGGCATAAACGTTACCTTCATTTAGCAAAGAATATTGCTTCATGGAGCAGAGATCCTTCTCGTAAAATCGGAGCAGTTGCTATTGGTTCTAAAGGTCAGGTATTAGCTCAAGGTTTCAATGGATTCCCTCGGGGTATTCGAGATACTGAAGAAAGATATAATGACCGCGAGACTAAGTATAAATATGTCGTACACGCTGAAATGAACTGTATATATAACGCTACGTATAGTGGTGTTAGCCTTGATGGTAGTTCATTATATGTGCATGGTTTACCAGTTTGTTCTGAATGCGCTAAAGGTATTATTCAAACTGGAATCAAAGAAGTATTTTGGTCTGCTGATGAAGAAATACCAGTAAGATGGTGTGATGCTTATAAGATAACAAAGAATATGCTTCTAGAAGCTGGCATAAATATAACATATGTAAACATAGGAGAATAAAAATTGGAAGATGATTTATTACCAACAATAAGTGCGGTTATATTACTACCAGAGAGTAGATCTGACGTAACAAGATATGTGTTGATTGGAGATTTTAAATATGCTGGATTTGAAGTTCCAAGTGGGTTTGTGACTGACGGTTTGACTATACCAAGGATATTTTGGAGCATACTACCACCCATTCACAGATACTTTCCTGCAGCCATAATTCATGATTATCTATTAACACAAGTATCTCGCGTAGAAGCTGACAGAGAGTTTAAGATTGTACTGAAAAAGCTAAATATATCTAGAGTGCGTAGATTTTTAATGGCTGCCGCAGTAAGATTATATTCAACAATACTAAAAATATTAAATAAAAGTTGACATTATAATCAACTTGTGATATAGTAGTATCAATTAAACAACTGTGGGCTACTCTGCTTAAACCCAGCCAATCCCACATTAATAAACTGAAATAATAGAGGAAGAAAATGTCTAAAATTAATATCGCTATTGCCGGCGTCGGTAATTGCTCATCAGCACTTATTCAAGGTGTAGAATACTATAAAGAAAATCCAGAAGATACCATAGGTCTTATGTTTGAAGACATCGGTGGTTTTTCTGCTAAAAACTTTAATTTTGTTGTTGGATTTGATGTCGATGCCCGTAAAGTTGGCCAACGATTAAATAACTCAATCTATGCTAAACCAAATTGTAACATGGAAGTATATCCTCCAAGTCATAATTTGACTTGTATAGCATCTAAATCGACAGTATACAGATCGCCAACATTTGATGGTATAGCACCTCACATGCACGATTTACATCCTGATATATCCTTCGTAGAAGATACAGAAACTCTGGCTATCACGGCTAATGAATACATTCAAATTCTTAAAGATAACAAAGTTGATGTATTACTTAACTATATGCCAGTTGGTTCTGAAACAGCAGCTCGTTGGCACATTGAAAATGCTATTCGCGCAGGTGTCCATATTGTTAACTGTATGCCAACATATATATCTACTAAAGATGCAATGGAACTTGAGAGACTTGCTATCGAACATGGCGTAACAGTTGTTGGTTCTGACATGCGTTCTGATTACGGCGCGTCACGTTTATCTGAGGTGTTACAAGGTTCAATTATGGATTCTGGATTGTTGGTTACTCAACACATCCAAGAAAACAAAGCTTGTGGAACTACTCAAGGTGATATGCGCCGTACTGGTCGTACTGCAAATACTGACTTCTTAAACATGGCAACTAAAGATCGTTTAAAAAATAAACATATCTCTAAAGAAAATGTTTTAAATGGTCAAGCTGCTGTACGTGGTAAAGATATTGCTGGTCTTACAATGTATGCTGGTCCGTCACTTACAGTTTTCCAAAAACCAGGTGATGAATACATTGGTTCAGATAATAAGATTGCTAATATTGATATGGTATTCTGGGGATGGGCTGGGGCTCGCTATGAATTGACTGCTCGTTTATCTGTTCAAGATTCTCCTAATAGTGCTGGAATTGTATTTGATGCAGTTCGTTTTTGCAAAGTTGCTGCTGAGATGGGTATTGTTGGTTACTTACGTGGTCCATCGGCACACTCTCAAAAGACACCACCAACTCAGCTAAAAACTGCTGATTCAAAATTCGAATGCGAAGCATTAGCTCGTAGGATTTTAACTGATCTTACTCGTCCGCAACTCGCCGAAAATTACCCACAAGTTGAAGATTTGCTTTATACATTCCAAGCTGATACTTCAGATTACGAATAAAGGAAAAATATATTATGAATACTTTTGATATTGATGGTGTGATTTATATGGGTAAAGACCATGACGGCGTTTACCCTGGGCCGAACGACTTGATTATTACTGGTCGTTCTATTGAAGAAAAACCAGAAACTATTAGGATGCTGCAGCAGAAAGGGATTAATAATAAAGTTTATTTTAATCCCTTACCATTTAAACAAAAGACCAGAGAAAGTTCTGGTCACCATAAAGCAGACATCATTTCAGCTCTTATTACATTAGGTTGTCCTATAGATATCCACTTTGAAGATGATCCAATACAAGCTGATATAATCAAAAAGGTTACATCAATTCACGTTGTATTATTAAACCACAACTTAACTGAAAAGGAGAATATGCGCCATGGGGGATACTGAAATGTATAAAGGCTATAAAATTAGAACAGGCCCGGGTATTGATCGTGATATGATTCGCGATTCACTAAAACATTATAGCCACTTCTCACTTGATAAAAAATCAGTAGTGCTTGATCTTGGTTCTAATATTGGTGGATTTACTAGGATGGCAAACGAAAAAGAAGTTAAACAATACATAGCAGTAGAACCAGATCCAGAAAATATGGAATTAACAACTGTTAATTCCATAGACGGAAGTAATAACTTATATTTGTTGGGTGTAGCCTCTATTTCTGAATCAGAACATTTAACGTTTTTTCAATCTAATGCTGTAAGATCAAAATGCTCTGGAACTATTAATAGTAAAAGTCAAACAGCTACTAGAAAGAATGGCACTGCATACGATGTTGTTAATTATAATGTGTATGAACTGTTGGAAAAATATAAACCTACTCATGTCAAATGTGATATAGAAGGAGCAGAAATTGATTGGTTAGCTGATTGCGAAGGTATATTTCCAGACTATATTCAGGAGTTGGCGTTTGAGTTGCATGGTAGAGCTGGTATAGTAGAACTCGAGCGATATTACGATAATATAATTGAACATTTTGAAATAGTTAGTTTTGTTCCATCTGTTGGGTTTAAAGGCAGTTTTAATAAAAAAGACGCTGTACTGTATGAAAAAGTTGGATATACAACAGAAGGTACTTTGTGGAGCATAGACTTATTCTTGCGTAGAAGAGTAAAATAATGATTGATGGTACACATAAATCATACGAAGTACCTAAAGGATTTAAATCTGCTGACTCAAATTATCCACTGGATAAATATTTTGATTTGTGCGACGTTGAGAAATTTCTTGACTTTAAATATTTTGTATGCGAAGTTAATAAGAGATCGGAATGGCAAAGGGGTCTTATTACAACATACGATTATAAAGAGTATGCTCTTAATCCAAATACAGAATACTTTCATCCGATGATTACATACGACGATCGTATGGTTTATATCGCTGAAAATATAGTAGGATTATCAAGCGACACTTTATCTCTACACAATAAGATTGGTAACACAATTATATCTCACTTCTATGGAGCTAGAGGTATTCACCAGATTGCCACTCGTAATAATGACGTTAAAACTGCTCATGTTGATTTTGAAAACTATTTTACTACTGACGAGCGCTCTCGTATACGAGAAAATTTAAAACTTTCAAAAATTGCTGGTTTGCCTATATATGGTTCTACTGAATTGCGTACTTCTCTCTGGGGTGCTGCAAACAAATATCAACAAAGCCGTTTTAATGTTACAACCGAAGAAGAAAGAAAGCACCCTGGAAATATTATGGATTGGGTAGCTGGTTTATGCGAAGATGGAACTTTTGATCGTTTAATTAGTTGTAATTCTATTAAAGAAGCATTTAATGAACTCACTTCTAACGCTGGTATTGGAAGTTATTATGGATTCCATTGTGCTACTTCAAATTCAGTAAACCCTGAGTTGAACTGGACTAATGATGATAACTTCGTTAAACCTGGACCTGGTGCTCAATATACTTTAAAGTTGATGTTTCCAAACGCAACAAATAAGTTAATTAACAGTGGCGATCTTGTTATATGGTTTAGACACAATCAAAAGTTCTTTGGTTTTGGCGATATTGAAATCCATGAATCTGCTCATAATATTTTAAATTTTGAAGGCAAAAAGATTCTTGAAAAAGATCAAACCGAAATGATGACTTATGGTTCTGAGGTTGCTATGTGCCAATATGGTATTTTTTGTAAGTTGCGCGAAGATAAAAAAGCTTGCGATAGACGTAAAGTTGCCCGTATAGGAGATAGAAACATTGAAAAAATGCTAAATATGGCTGAGCAAGAACAAATTTCTCAAGCAGCATTTCAACAATTTTTTACATGAGGTAAATATGAAAACAATTATAGCAGCACCATTCATCCCTATGTCGTTTCAGATAACGAGTCATAGGGCAGCACAAGGAATTATATATGCTGATTTGCTTAAACACTATCACACAGACGATATTTCAGTAAGCTTATCTAGACCAAGCGTACAAGGTCCCGAAGCTAAAGAATCAAACAAAACAGAAGATTTTAACGAATATGATAGATTATATATCTATCATGGTAATGATCGTAAAGCAGACGCTGGTGATCTAAACTTTTTTGGTGGAACTCGAAATTTCCCTCATGCTTACAATATTAGAAATATTTCTAAATTTAAAGGTGAAGTTTATTCTATTGGATATGATATGCCTGATTATGCTACTATGTTAGAGCACAAGATTACTGGCCATGAAAAGCGAGATGGTACACTTGACACAATGGTTCCTGAATTTCTCGAAGTTGATATTGATAATTTAAGAGCAATGCAAGAAAGAGCGATCACAATTATACCACAACATCCTAGTTGGAGCGGTTTAGTGATCGGTGATAGTCATGCTATTTGTATGTATCGTGAAGGATATAATGTTAATTCAGTTCCGTTTAAAACTTTGTATGGAGCCTTAGAATTAGGCTTAAAAAGTTTCATAAATAAAAATGACATTAAGGATATTGAATGTTACTTTGGTAACATTGATATACGTCATCACATTTGTAGACAGGACGATCATAAACAAGCTATTAGAGATCTTGTTGATCGTTATGTCGACCAAGTCGATTCTTTGGATATGGAAAGTAAAGTGATCTATGAACTATTACCTATCGAAAACGAACGCAGAAATCTTCCAAAAAGCGGATGGTATCTTGGTGAGAAATTTCATGGTACGTGGGCTGAGCGTAACGCAGCAAGACTTTACTTTAAAGAATACTCAATGAAAAGAGTTCAAGGAACGAGTGTTGAATTTCGTGAATGGCTCACTCCATCGTATTATAATGAATTAGGTGAACTTGATTTTAAAGCTATGGAGCGACCAAAATCAGTTCATTTATCTCGTGAATACTATCCTCATTGGCAAGGACTTGAATACAATAAAATTAATAAAACAACAATTGAGGATTTTTTTCAATGAAGCACGCAACGATCATACCACTTATAGGAGGCGAAGCACTAGCATCTACTGAAGTATTTGGAACTAAACCAGAATACATTTTGTCTTATAAAGGATTTGAAAACAATGAAAAACACTTACTAAACTATTGGAATAACGAAGTACCCTATCATGTACTTGACGATGAGAACAGTATTGCTCCTAAAAATATTAATGAGAAAGTTGATGTTATATCGAGTGTCTGTCCTTGTGCTGGATTAAGTCAATATCATTCTAAACACGGAGCTGAAAATCAAAATAACCAATGGATGGAGAAAACAGCCAAGCATATTCTAGAAACCGTACAACCGAGTGTATTTTGGGGAGAAAATGCTCCTGCTCTTGTTGGTAAGATCGGTGAGTTTATGTTAACTAAACTACGTAAAATTGGCCTCGATAATGGATACTCTATGGGTCTATATCTTACTAAGAATATTAAACATGGTATTCCACAATTTCGTAAACGCACTTTCTATTTCTTCTGGAAGAAAAGCGAGTTTGGTGATACTGCACCAATGCTTAAATTTATTAACAAAGAACACACAAAAATTGAAGATGTAATTATGAGCGCTACTGGTAGTACACAGTTAGAACCAATTAATTCTAAAATTCCAAGCAAAGACGATCCTTACTATAGATATCTTCTTGAAGTAATTCATGGTGGTATTACGCATAGAGAATATTTTGAGTTATTAAAAACTAAAAATGTTCGAGGCAACGATGTAGAATCTATTATTATAAATTCAGGTCACGATTATATGATGGTTGGTGAATGGATGGAAAAAAATGGATACGACAGAGAAGTTCCAAAATGTGAACGAAAATATCATAAGCTAAAAGATGGTGGCAATATAATGCGACGTGGCACTATTATTCCTAAAGATTATATTGGAGCTTTTGTTGGTCATTATCCGACAGTTCTTACTCATCCATATGAAGATCGTTATATTAATTATCGCGAAGCAATGACTATTATGGGATTACCACAAGATTACGAATTGTTAGACCCTAAAAAATCTGCTAATCATATTTGTCAGAATGTTCCATTACAAACTGCTAAAGATATGGTGTTAGAAATTAAAGCTGTTTTCGAAGGAAAGCGCCAATTTTCTGATACTGATTTTTTATTACAATCTAACATAAACGAAACATCCAGAACTTTGAATATACCAGATAAAGAGCAAAGTTTAGAATCATTTTTCTGAAATGATTGTTGACATTTAAACACAAACATGTTATAATATGGAACATTAGTTAATTGGGGTAGTAAATGAAAAAAGAATTATTAATAGATTTCGAAACATTAGGAATAAATCCTGAAAATTGCGTAGTACTCGACTGCTCGATTATTATCTTCGACAGAGAGAGATTCACATCTGATAAACCGTACACAGTAGCGGATATTACTGAAACTAAAACATTTAAAATATCTGTTACTGATCAGGTTAACAATTACAATTATGCTGTTGAAAACAGTGTTATTGAATTTTGGTCTAAACAAGATAAAGAAGTGCGAGCAAAAATTAAGCCGCTACCAACTGATCTTACTGTTAAGGAATTTACTGATCAGTTTCTCAACTTAGTTTCTCAGCACAAAATTAGTTATTGGTGGTCTCGTGGAAACACGTTTGATCCACCTATTCTAACTAGAATTTTTGATGATCAAGGTAAGAAAAATGAATTAAATAAGAATTTAAAATATTGGGCAGTAAGAGATATGCGCACGTTTATTGACGCAAAACTCGATTTCCCGAAAGAAAATGGTTTTTCTCCTTTTGAAGATGAAGTAAAATGGGGGAAAATATTTAAAAAGCATGATAGCTCTTGGGATGTTTTAGCTGATGTTTTAAGATTACAAGCGATCGCGAGAGCCGAAGATGATTTGGAACAAGTGAAATTATGAAGATAGAAGCGACAATTGAACAATTAAGAGGAGCATCACTTTTTATTGGCGCACCAATGTATGGAGGTAATTGCTCTGGTTTATTCACTAAATCTTGTACTGACTTATCTTCAATATGCGCGCTTAACGGAATTAAATTACAATACTATTTCTTATTCAACGAAAGTTTAGTTCAAAGAGCGCGAAATTACGTTACTGACGAATTTATGCGTTCTGGTTGTACTCATCTAATGTTTATAGACTCAGACATTGGTTTCGATGCTAGAGATGTTCTACACTTATTAAGCCTTCAGATATTAGATCCCAAGTATGATGTAATAACTGGACCTTATCCTAAGAAAACAATAGCTTGGGAAAAAGTTAGTAAAGCAGCTAAACTCGGCCATGGCGCAGAAAACCCCTTTGAATTAGAGAAATTTACAGCTGATTTCGTATTCAACCCAGAAGACAATAAAAATAGTTTTAATCTCGGTGAACCAATTAAAGTTAAAGAAGCAGGAACTGGTTTCATGTTAATTCCTCGCGTAACTCTTGAAAAATATCAAGAAGCTTATCCTGAAATGAATTACAAACCAGACCACTTGCGATCTGAATCTTTTGACGGAGCTCGTAATATTACAGCATTTTTTGATTGTATTATAGACCCTAAGACGAAACGTTATTTGTCTGAAGATTATTTCTTTTGTCATAAGACTCGTGAAGCTGGGATGAGTGTTTGGATGTGCCCTTGGATGCAAATCAACCATGTTGGTTCTTATATATTTAGAGGCAATATGGCTGCGATTACTCAGTTGGGTGTTACTGCAACAGCAGACAATTCTGGTCAAAAGAAGAATTATAAAAAATAATTCATAAATAAAAACGTTGACATGTACATAAATGTGTTATATAATATCTAACTAATAAACAAATAGGAATACAATATCATGAAATTTTCTGAAAGAACTATCACGATCCTTAAAAGTTTTTCTTCTATTAATAAGTCAATATTAATGCAAGAAGGTCAAACTATTAAAACGATTACTCCTGAAAAGACACTTATCGCAAGTGCCAATATTCCTGAGACAATTCCATCTCAAGCTTGCATATACGACTTATCAAGATTCTTGTCAATCTTGAGTTTGTATAGCGATCCGGATGTTAAGTTTAATGATACTCACTTTATTATATCGGAAGGTAAGCGCAGAACAAAATATATATATGCTGATGTTTCGATGATTCACACGCCACCAGCTAAAGAAATCAAGATTCCAACACAAGACGTCGTTGTTGATGTTAAATGGGACGATCTTCAATCTGTTCTTAAGGCAGCTGGTGTTTTGCAGTTCTCTGAAGTTGCATTTGTCGGAGATGGCGACAAATGTTATCTTAAAGCAATTGATAGTTCAACCGAAGGTGCAGACGATTATGGAGTTGAAATCGGCGAGACTGGCGACACGTTTAAGATTATAGTTAAAACAGATAACCTTAAATTATTACCGCAAGATTACAGCGTTACTATTTGTGCTAAGGGTATATCTGAATTTAAAGGTAATGAAGTTACGTATTTCGTTGCTATTGATTCTAAGTCAACTTACATTAAAGGATAAAAACTATTATGGATGAACAACATCAAGAGCCGGTATCTGTATCTTTGGCTGATATCGCATCGTTAGTACAAATCATCGACATAGTATCACTTCGTGGTGGAATTCAAGGCAACGAAATGGCCAATGTTGGTATGCTTCGCAACAAATTAGAGTTATTCTTAAAACAAAATGACGTTAAAACTCAAGAAGATGCACAGCGCGAAGCTAAAGTTGATACTATCGGTCCAATGCGTTCTAAGCTAGTTAGTTAATTAATATGATATAACTATATTTGACTGGGGAGTCATTCTCCCCTTTATTTTTTATTTTACTATGATGGGTACATTATTATGACAATTACAACTAAATCAAACGAAGTATTGTGGGTTGAGCGATATAGACCAACAGTTATTGCCGACACAATACTACCTCAAAAAACTAAAGATGTATTCAAAAAATTCGTTTCTGACAGCACTATTCCAAACTTATTACTGTCTGGAGGTCCAGGTTGCGGTAAGACTACAGTCGCAAAGGCAATGCTTGACGAATTGGGTTGTGACTATATCGTAAAGAATGGTTCACTAAACGTAAATATCGATACTATCCGACATGATATATCAACATATGCATCATCTGTATCTCTTACTGGTGGTCGCAAGTATGTAATCTTTGATGAAGCAGATT